TTCGCTTCGCCCAAGCCTTCATGCTTCATTTGAGCGGCGTGTTTAGGGTTATCAACATTGATAAGCCCGTCTTTGCCAGCCTTGTAAGTTTTTGTGCCACGCTCGGTTGTGACGGATACTTCACGCAAACCTTTTGGTGGAATCATTTTTGACATTTAGTGCCTCCTTTAATAAGACAAGGCGCACCCGAAGGTACGCCTTGCTTAATGTTGTTCTTACGACTATGCAGATGCAATTCCTGAAACGATACCTGACCAAGCTGGAGCTTGTGCCATGAATGTTCCACGGAAGTATGTGCTGAAATCGTATGAGAACTGTGTAACCAATTTTGTTACTGTCAAAGACAGACCAAATCATTTCTGTTTGGTTCTAACGGTTTACTATCCCGTTAGTTCGGACTATATCATCACCCGTTCTGGGTGTTTCGCGTGTAGTCTCTACGGACTCGCTTCTTACGAAGATTGCCTCGGTATTGGCCTTTGATTAAGCGGCGTTCACCGATACAGCGAAATTATTGCCTAACGATTCCTCGTTAGCGACCCCATTACAAGGCCATTGGATTCCCATGTAATCCTGTACATTATAAACAGCCCAACAATCGCTGACCTCTGTGTCAGGAATTGGAAGGGTGTAAGAAAGAACTGGTGATACGCCTTGTGGCAACCAAGGGTGAACTGTGATGTCCACTAGCTTGCCTGTCACTTCGTTGTATAGACCACCAATTGTTGCTCCGCCAACATAATCTCCTGCATCAGTTTGGGTCAAGTTCAAACGGTAGTTTGCAGTTGAACCATTCTTGATTGCATCAGAAAGTTGCTTACGGTCTGAACCGTTAATGAGAATCTCATCAGGGTCAGCCTTAACATTGTTGTAGAGGTTGTAGAACACAGTCTGATATTCCGCACCTGGGTTAGAGGTTGAGAATTGAGCATTAACTGCGTTGTTGTATCCACCAGCAGAACCAAGAAGTGTAGGAATAATTCCGTCATATCCTGTTGCATAAGCAGATGAATCAGCAGAAGGAGCAACTGCGCCTGTTGTTGAGTAAACAAGGTTGTTGTTTGTTGTGTTGGTAGAAGCAGCACCTTGAAGGGTTGCTGTTGTACCTGTGAAACGACCAACATACTTAGCATTTGTTGCGCCTGTTGTTGTTCCGACATATACCTTGTAACCAAGAGCGCCTGTTACAGCACCTACTGTGATTGTGATTACCTGTGAACCTGAAGAGGTTGTTGGAGATTGAACTGTTGAAACAACAGACTCACCAAATGAACCAGCATCAGAAGTTACATAGATAAAGAACTGTGTTGAAGCAGCAAGTGCAACTTGTGTACCTGATGCGTTTACAGCACTTGCGGTTACTGTTGGAGCAACAAGTGCGCCTGAGTAACCTGAAGCAGTACCACGAGCCATGAGAAGCATGCGCTCTTCCATCAACATTGTTGCATAAAGTGTTGATGTTGAAGATAGCTGACGGAGGTCTTGGAATCCAAGTCCTGAGAAATTAGCATCAAATGACACGCTGTCAGATAGTGAGTAGGTGTTGTATGGAAGAATCAAATCATCAGCAGCATAAGAAATCTTTGGGCCACGCTCGTAAGCGATTGAACCGAAAGTAGCTGTTGATGTTTCTGTGATTCCTGGCCATAGGTTTCCAACTCCACCTGTACCGGTACCTGTGTAACCAAGTACGCGCTTTACGCGGTGAGAAGTACCGACACCCTTTTTACGAGCAATCTTGTTGCGAAGTGGTGTTGGGCGTGGTGTCAAGAGCTTTGCAGGTGCTTCTAGGTCGAAGGCTGCGAAAGATGATGACAATGGAGATGTTAGGGAAATATCCTTAACGATGTCAGCCTGTGCTTGGCGCTGAGCAGCAAGGGCGCTGTTCAATGCTCCAAGAGCATCAGGTGAGATTGACTTGTTTGCTGCGAGTGCTTCTAGTTGTGCAGTTGCATCAACTGGAGCAGATACGCCTGGTGTGTTTGTAGAAGAGGAAAGTGACTTTCCTAGGACTTCTACATATTCTTCCATGCGAATTGCTGATGACTTAGCATCAGTAGCATCGGCAAACAGGTCTGTTGCTTTAGGCAATTGAGCCATGTTTGGTTTCCTTTCGGGTTTTATTCTCCCGAAGTGTTACCAGCCTTTGCGATAAGTTCATTCGCAAGGTCACGATAACCCTTGGCGAGAACGGAATCTGTTGCGAGGGCGGCTTTCTGACTGAACTCCGCTGCCTTTACAAGCAGATTATTAGTTTGGGTTTTACCTGCTGCGATGGATGAACGCTTAGGCCCATTTCCAATCGCTGCTGATTTAGCCTGTGCTAGTTCGGTTTCAAGCGAAGCTGCCTTGCTCTCTGCTGCCTCTAATGCAGCCTTAGCAAGCCCAACTTCTGCTTTCACAGATTCCGTAACCATTGACACGGCCTTTTCAATGATGGCATTTACTGTGTCATCACTAAGCAGGGTTTTCTCTGCTGAATCATCAGCAGAAACTTCTTCAGTTGCTTCAACAGCAACTTCTTCTGTCTTTTCCTCAGCTACAACTTCTTCAACAGTTGCATCGGCATCAGCAGACTTCTCTGAGCCAGCACCCTGTTCAGGTGTAACGATTTGAGCAGTTGATACATCGGTGCGACCATGAGTTTCTGATGGCTTGTGGCAACCACAATCTAAGCACTTGTCAACTGTTTCAGACTTTTCGGCAGCCATGTGTGCGCTCTTAGTGCAGCCTTTGCACATTTTAGAATCGCATCCACCATCGGCTTTGCAAGACTTACAGCCAGCACAATCGCACCCTGCGGTTGTATCAGGCTCTTTAACCGTGTCAGCCTCAACTGACATTTCGATTGTTTCTGACATAGTTTCTCCCTCTTGTTGTTCCCCTGCGTACCAAGCCATAAGGTGATTTGCCACCTCTACGAGTTGTCCGAGGGAATATGTTTCATCCGCGCCTATTGCCATCTCTTGTGCTTCAACTTGGATAAGTTGAGCAACGGCAGCGCGAGCATTATCAAAAGCAATTTGATTAAACTTTGCGGTATCAGGCTTAACTGCTTTGATTGCTTCTACAATGTTTTTGCGTGGGTTTATTGACTTAGCAATTTCACTTGGAAGCGGTGCTGAGTATTCGTGTAGCTCTTCAACTTGAACAAGTGATGACTCGCCCTCAACGCTTTTAGCCATTATGAGCTTTGCATTTGGGTTAGCGGGTCTGTCCACCAGGCTGACTTCAATGATTTGACCGTCAACGATACGACCATTAGCTGCCTTGGTATCGCGTACTACGCGAGGGGCTTTAATTCCTATTGAGAAGCCTTTAAGAACTCCTGCTTCCACCTTTTTAACAGAAACGGGGTCAACAACATGAGCAGTAATATAATGACCATCAGTTTTCGCTTCATATTCCTTAGCCACTCCTGCCGCTATGTTTGAATGTTGTTCACGGATATTGCCACCTGATTTGAACCATTGTGGCATTGCTGAATCTAACCAAGTTGCATCGCAAATTTGATTGTCCATATCAATACTGTCATCTGTTGCCTTGCCGTACACCATAAGTGAGCCATCTTCTTGCTTATCTGCTTTGATAATGGCTGCATACGAGGTTGTGAAATCCATGTTTATCTCCTTAGACCGATGCTGTTACTACTACTAGACCCGCACCTGTACCTGCGGCTGAAATTGCGTAAATGTTGTCACCTGAGTTACACCACAACTGACGACTTGCGCCAGTAGCAAGCTTGATACCTTGTGTTGCTCCTGATGTTGTAATCGCTGCATCGCCAATCCAAATGGCGTTAGTATCCAAGTTGTCAATGTAAACAGGGATATTTTGGCGATTACCTGTTGGAACGGTAAACACGATTTGTGCTGTTGTTCCTACGGTGTTATTTGTTTGGACTAGTGCCATTTGTTTCTCCTAGAGGTTTGATGTATCTACTACATAAGGTGCAAGGTCGCACATACAATTTGGGTGAGCGGGAGGTTCTGTATCTCCTGATGGAAATACCTCATCTATGCCTAGCGGTGAAGCATCAGCGTTCATTTGGCAATCTTCGCAACCAACGGCTACTAACCATTCAACTTGCTCAACGCCTGAGTTGATGTAGTCGTTACGAGCTGCGACTGATACTGCTCGACTCATTTCAGTCTGAGCAATTACCAAAGCTTGTTGAGGGTCGTTGATTACTCTGTCAACCATGATAGATACTTGGCGTGGTGTTATTCCATCTGCAAGCGCCCTGCCAAGAACAGTACCGATACGGTCTAACTTGGTGTTAGAAATGCCATCAATGACTATCCCTCTGCGGTCTAACAAAGTTTGTAGCCCGCCTGAAGGTTTAATAAGTTCTGCTGCCGCTTGGTTACCTGGCTTCCAAGTATTCCAATCAACAACGCGTACATCAGGAGCCTTTTGAACCCCTCTAAGAGTTTCTTGAGCGGCTACTGTGCCTAATACCCAACCATCGGCATATAAAGGCTTGAGGGCATCTAAGAGGTACTTTTTGTTAGGCGTAATACTTGCTAAAGCCCAATCGCGGGCTTGCTGTGTTGTCGTTGATGAAGCTCCGATATGAGAGTGAAACCATTTCTCAACGATGTCATCTGCGTTAAATGCCTTCTGAAAGCCTCTACGAATCTTGTCTGCGTGTTTAGCGGCTATGCGAACTTTCGCCCCGCTCGCTTGCCATAGCATTACAATCCTAAATAGCGTTCAGCGTACCAACGCGCTCCGTCAAGGTCTTTTTCCTCAATAAACTTATTGAGAACCTCAGCGTAGGCGTGGTCAAGATGTTCAAACACAAATGGGCGCAAAGGAGTTCCATGGCTAACAAAACGCATGAACTTTTTGACTTCTGTTCGCTCAGGCGTATCAGGAACTTCAGGCTTTGGCGCTTCGATAGCTGATGGTTCGTTATCTTGAACACCATTAGCATCTAATGAAGTACCCGCAGCAACTACTCCTTCAGGAGTAAAGAGATATACAGATTGTCCGGCAACAAGCATTGGCATATCTGCTTCAGGTGAGTCAATAAGTGGTTGTCCGTTTTCAGCGCGGTGTTCATTTAGAGTCATACCGCCATTGCGAACTTCTACATCGTCACGATTTGCTTGTTGTTCTGTATCATTACGAGTTGCTGGCATAAACTTAAATTCAAGCTCACGAGGCATGGCAAGATATGAGTAAGAAAGGTTTGTAATAATCTTGGCAAGCCATTGTTGTAACGGTTCTAGTCCTAGTTGCTGACCTGCCTCTGCTTCACCTTGTTGATGACCGCTTGAACCAAGTCCACCCTTTTGACTAAATCCAATCTCTGTTGGCAATACGCCAAAGTGACCGCAAATAGAGGTAACTAGGTAATGGTCAAAAACATCGCTGAACTTCTCACCATAGCCTGTGAGCTGAACTGCCTTGAGTCCTGCTGGCATAATGCGAGCGCGCTTGCGTTGTTCTGTTTGTCCGGCAAGGTCATCGTTAAGGATGTTCTCGTATGCGCGAAGCAACTCAGGGTTGTTACCAAAGGTTGCATCGGTTTCAAAAATCATCTCAGGAACAACACCATCGGTGTATTCAGCGCGAATCCATTGCTGACGGCGCAAGTAAATATCTGCAACCATGAGGCAACGCTCAACAGGTGAGTATCCGTACACAGTCCATGTGCGGCGATTCATAATGTTGTAAATAAGTTGGTCAGATGTAAACTCACCATCTGCTTCAGGTGAATCATCTGTAATTCCAAATTCTGTACGAGGGAAGCCGTAAAGAATCTGTTGGTAAGCAGGGCCTTCTTCAGGTGTTGGGCGGAATCCTAGGTCGTTAATAAGTGGCTTGATAGTTGAACCATCTAGCACCTTAAAGCCTAATAAATCTCCACCAACAGTCTTTTGAGGCCATAGCGCCCACGCATCAAGAACAAGAACTTCCTCTAGGCAGAGTTTAATCCAATCAGGAAATGTCAAACCTTCTTGAACATCAGGCATCTTCCAAAAGTCTGTAAGGCGGTCAATCTCAGGAGCAAACTTTTCACGAGCAGCATCCATAGCTTGTAAATGATTGCCACCTGATTCAGAGATAATCTTTTCGCTTGCTGAATCTGAGATAACAACATCCCAATCAAGAGCAGCAACCTTAGCTTTGAGGACTTCTACGCAACGGCGAATGATGTCAATTTGGTCAGCAGCAGCGCGAAGTGTCTTGAAAGGAACAAGGCGTGTTTCGGTGATGTTGATGTTCTGAGCAACAAGAAATTCATAACGGCGTGGGTCAGGGCGGCCTCTTTCACCAAGAGGGTTAATCGCACCTGGTACTAAAGGAACGCCAGGAGAGAACGGCACATTGGCGATATTAGAATCGCGTGGAAGTGGAACCTGTGTGCCATAACCTGAGTTTTGGTTAATAGCTTGGTTACGCATCTGTGTTTCTGTCATCGCAACTGAGCCAGTTGGGAGTGTTGGGGCTTTAGTAATCTCTGCCGCTACTCGCGCAGCGATACGGTCAAGCAGACCCATAGTTTCTCCTTATGTTATCGAACCCACAACATTCCAACATCAGCAGTTGGGCGTAGGTTTGCTACTTTCCATCCATGCGATTCCCACGCGCGGGCGCGAGCATCAATTTGTCCTTGTAGTGAATCTGCAAAATCAATCGGCAACCAATCATCGTCAGGTGGAAATTGAAGATGATTTTCAATGAACCGAATTGAAAACTCTGTGTAGCCAAGTGAGGCTAGGTAATCTAATTGCTTGCTATGTTCAGCAATCGTGGCGTATGTCCACTCAAAAGTAACTGTACCCATCTTGCGGGTCATGCCTTTGAATACCGACCACTCAGCGCCTTCAACATCTATCTTGATGAGGTCAGGCTCGCCATACTTATCAGCCAAGGTATCTAGCGTGATTGTTGTAGCTTGCGTAGTCCAAAACTCTTTACCTGCGTATGGCATTGTGTCTGCCGTTAGCCAGTTTTTATTGAGGGTGCTTAGCCCATCTTCGGCTGCTTCGTAGAACTCTACGCGGTCATAGTCTTTGTCAGATACGGCGTATTTAAGTGGTATGACATTTGAGTTGTAGATAAAGTTCTTGACTAGCTCGCGGTACATCCGTGAAGGCTCTATGGCAATTACTTTGTAGCCGAGGTTTAGACCGGCAACTGTGGCATCGCCTCTATTAGCACCTATGTCAAATAATACGAGCAAGGTTATCTTCAACCGCTTGGCGGTATTCAGGCGCTATATCCATCTCAAGCAATCGTTGAAATGTGCTAACGGATTCGTTTTTGCGACCAATCCACCAGGCAGATACGGCCCGCTCGAACATTAGGCAATATACGCCGTGATAATCAACATCATCAGGAAGCGGTGTGTTAATGGCTTGATTGCCACCCATACGCGCCCATGTGTAACACTCTTGCCAGTTTTGTTGGCGTTCGTGAAACCTAGCCATCCAAAAGTACGCTTCAGGGCGATAAGGCAAATAGCTGACCGCTTGAAGGATGCAATTAGAAACTGTATGCAGTCTGTCGTTTTGCTCCTCAAAGCATTTAGCAAGCTTGAGAAGCGACACATAAACAAGGCTAGGGTGTGAATCCTTGCCGTACTCAGCCGTTCTTAGATAGAACGATACTGCGCTCGCTGTTTGCTTTTCTTTATCGTATGCCTGGGCAACCTGAAAGTTTAGTTCAGGGTTGAAAGGGTCATGCGATAAATCAACAATGAGGGCTTCAATAGTCATAGCGCCTCCGCAATCATGTCCTCAACAATACCGCGAGGAACACGAAGTACAAAAGCAGCGTTATCTTGAAAGCCAAAGGACACAAGTAGATCGCCTTGATATTCAGCAGCGCCTACGCAAAACTCAATCCGACCATCTAGGAAACTAAATGGCTCAGGCGATATGCCGACAAGGTTTAGGTCATCGTCATACACGCAAAGTCTGTGGCGATAAATGCCATCTTTTTGACTGAGGTAATTCTTAAATAAATCTACTTCGTGAGTGATAGCGATATACACGCTACCCCAACGAATTAACTGCGATCCGCCACGCTGGTCTTTAGGAGGCTGTATGCCCTGTTTAAGAGCTACTTGCTCTGCCATCGTGCCTTCTGCCTTCATAACCTCAATAGGGCTATGCCATTTAACAAAGTGAAAAGGTTTGTCGAGTATCGGCATCCAGTTCTTTTCACAGTATGACTGTGATGGAACTTCTATGCGCTCGCGGGAAATCTCTTTAATAGTCCAAGTATCTTTATCTATGGATACTTTGCTTTTCTCCATACGACCTACGCCGTTATTTGTAGTATCGCGCCTAACGCCTATGAGGTAGTAGTCATCCCAATATACAAGGCGAGCATCTTCTAAACCTACAAACTCCCAAATGGGTTGATGTAGCTCTAACATTTCTACCTTGGCGCAATCTGTTACTTCAAGATGGCTATTGAGTCTGACCACATAATTCTCGGTAACAAGCCGTTGGTCTTTCTCAGGATGTAGATAAGCAAGTGGCCCCCAACGAGAGGGAAAGCGTTGCTCGTTCTCTGAGTGATAAAGAATGTAATTGACTACTCGAACATTGACAAGAATATCGCCGTCAGGGTCTATAAAGACCGATGGGTTCATCCCGCCAAATGTTCCTGGTATTGCTAAAGGTGCTAACTTGCCACCTTGTCCAACCGCCTTTTGGACTAAATTCATACGCCTACCTTAACAGATTACTTTGTTATCGCCGCAATCTCATCGCCGGTTAAACCAAGTGCTTGTAGCTTTGCCTGAGCTGCCAACTTAGCATCCGCTTCAGCCTGAGCCTTAGCATCGTCTTCAGCCTTACGAGCAGCAAACTCAGCAGCCTGTTGGTCACGCTCTGCAATCTCAGCAGGTGTTAGGTCAATGTATTCTTGTGTGCCTTTAGCAAGGTCAACAATGAGTTTCTTAGGTGTATCAGACATTTACTTCTCCTTCTATGATTACATGGGATGCATCAGAACAAGACCAGCGACAAGTAGCCTCATCAAAAGTTACTTTGTCAGGGTGACATTCAGGCTTAGGCGCAATGAAAGCATCGCGTGTTGAATCGTATGTGTAGCCAATACCAGCAAAGTTCTTGCGGATATTGCCATTGTATGAGGTTTTAACCCACTTACCGCCAAGGCTATTCATAAATGCTTCGCCTTCGTCTGCCTCGTTGTTGTTTCCAACAAGTACGCGCAAGACAATGTTGTTATCGTCTATCTCTGCCCAATGTGACATTTATTCTCCTTATGCTAAGTATCTAATAATTGTAACGCCTGAACCACCAGCGCCACCAGAACCTGTGTTATATGCGCCACCACCGCCAGAACCAGTATTGGCAATACCAGCACTTCCTGAACCTGATGTAGAGCCATTACCTCCACCGCCAGAACCGCCAGTTCCAGCAGTACCAGAACCAGAATAAATTCCTCCACCGCCACCGCCAGCAATATAACCACTAACACCTAAACCAGTTGTTGAAAGTGCAGTTGAAAGCCAAGTTCCATTGGTAACAGTATTAACACCAACACCACCTGAACCAGCAGTAGAACCAGAAGCATTGCCGCCGTTACCGCCAAATCCACCACCACCGCCAGAAGGATATGGTGATGAATGAATAGAATTATTACCTCCACCAGTTCCACCACTTGATGCAGTTCCGCCGACAGTATTGGCCGAACCAGAACCACCACCACCACCAGAAGAAGCACCATTAGAACCATTAACATCAGGTGCGGCACCTGCGCCACCACCAGTTGCAGTAAGAATAGAACCAAAAATAGAGTTAGAACCATTGCTTCCAGTTAATCCACTAGCAGTACCGCCAGCACCAATAGTTACTGTTTGAGCAGTATTAGAAGCAAGTGAATTTGCTAAAGAGCCAATGACCTGTCCACTACCTCCACCACCATTACCACCAGAACCACCACCCGCAACAACCAAAACATCACAACTCAAAGACTTAGCAGGAGTGAATGTTCCTGATGATAGGAAAGCGTGGTACCAATAAGTACCGTCTGTTTGGATAATATCTCCACCTGCGGCAAATGGGGCTTTAGTTGGAGTTGTGCCAACTGCGGCTATGCCGTAAAGGGAGAAGGTTGAGTATTGGACAAAATTGCCATAACCCGAAGATGGAGCAAAAGAAATTGTTGAAATTGCTGCCGTGTTAGAAATAAGTCCAGCAGTTAAATCTGAATAAATATGTCCCGATGCGTTATTTTCTACAACAGCATCAACACTAAATGACTTGTAATTAGAACTTGTGTAATTTGGCAAATAAAGTTCAAGATTTGAAAATGTATTAGCCGTTGTTCCTGAGTCATTAAAATGCCCAACAAATCCACCATTGCTATCCCAAGATGAAGATGTGCTTGATGATGCGGCAGATGAACCGTTGCCGTAAAGGAATATAGATGAATTGTTGGTTGTGCCAAATTTTACCGCTAATGGGTTTGGTGCGCCGCCAGGAGATGAATCTCCACGAATAGAGCATTTCACAACCAAATCCGTATAACCAGTCTGCGGAATGTTGTTGAAGGTTACTGAGGATACTGAAGCTCCTACGGTGACTTTTTCTAAGAAAACATAGTTAGCTGACATTAGTTTGCATACCTCACGATTACTATTCCTGAGCCGCCGTTGCCACCCATAGTAGAAAGACCGTTATATCCACCACCGCCACCACCACCTGTATTGCTAGTAGCAGATGCGCCGCGCCCACTATTACCAGTACCAGCGCCACCACCGCCTAAGCCACCTGCGCCACCGATATTGGCACCTTCACAATTTCCACCACCACCGCCTGCGTAGTATGTTGTAGAACCTGATATAGATGTTGCAACACCATTACCACCAGCACCACCGCGATTAAGAGTTGCTGAATCTTGACCTACTGCTCCAGCACCACCACCGCCGCCAGCATCATAAGTACCGCCGACTTGACCTAAACCACCTGCATAACCTTGATTAGCAGTACCAGTTCCTTTTTCATTTGCGTTACGGCCGCCACCTCCACCTGAACCGCCACTACCAACTGTACCTGTGGAAGATTGCGCACCGCCTCCACCACCGCCAATAGATGTGATAGTTGAAAATACTGAATTAGAACCATTGTTAGTAGTTCCTGTGTAATTAGCACCAGCACCGCCAGCACCAACAGTTACCGTATAACCAGTTCCATTTGCAAGAGCAAGTTGTGACTCAAGAGAACCGCCACCACCTGTAGCATCAACGGTACAACGCAATCCACCTGCTCCGCCACCGCCTGAAAAACCGCCACCACCACCTGCGACTACTAGGTAATCAACAGTAAGATTTTGTAATGGCGTAAATGTGCCTGATGAAGTAAATGTATGGTAAGTGTAATTAACACCATAGGTAATAGTTCCACCTGTTGCTTTAGCGGTTGTAGGTATTGTCGCTCCAGCCGCAACGCCGTAGAGGGAGAAGGTACTGCCAGTAGCAAAAGAGTTACCGCCAATTCCATATAAATCTACTCTAGTTATTGCACTCGTACTGCGCCATAAACCTACTGTTGCTTCTACGCCAACAGAAGCATTACTGTTACGAATAATAGAAGTTTTATAAGTAGTGGTATTTGAATAATTTTGTATGTTAATACTGCTTATTCTATTTAAATTAGTCGTGTCAAAAGCACGATAATATATTTGAATAGATGAGGCGTTTGATGAC